CCCTCCGCCCGTTCAAGGCCAAGCCGGCCCGCGCCAAGCCCGTCGACCGGGAAGGGCAGGAGCAGACCGCGCTGATGCAGGAGCTGCAGCTGCGCTACCCGCAGGCCTACAAGTTGATCTACCACGTGCCGAACGGCGGGCACCGGGTCAAGGCCGTGGCCGCTAAGCTGAAGGGGCAGGGCGTGAAGGCCGGCGTTCCCGACCTGGTGCTGCCAATGGCGCGGGGCGGCTACTTCGGCCTGTACATCGAGTTCAAGGCCATGCCTCCGTTCGATGCTCCAGTGTCGCCAAGCCAGGACGCCAATCTGCAGGCGCTCGCTGCCCAGGGCTACCTGGCCATCGTGTGCCGGGGCAACATCGATGCGGTTGAAGCCATCCGGGCCTACCTGCTGCTGCCAGCGACGGTGGCCGCATGAGCGCGACCCGGGAAGTGAAACTGAGCGAAGCGGAGGTGCGCCGACAGGCTGCTGACAAGTCGGTGCGCGACCTGCGCGACCCGCGTCATCCCGGCCTGTACCTGCGCTTCTGGAGCAACCGCGAGCGCGGTACCTGGCACCTGGTTCGCGGCAAGAAATGGGTGCCGGTCGCTCGCTGGCCGGACCTGCCCGTGGCCGTGGTGATTGCCGAGCTGCCTGCGCTGCGTCAGCGCCTGCTGCGTGACCCGGCCACCGCGCCGGTGGTGTCGGGCATGGCCACCGTGGGCCAATTGCTCGACTGGTACGGCGACCGCATGGCGCGTGACCGCTCGCTGTCGGCGAAGCGCAAGGCCGGCGCCCGATCCGCCATTGCCCAGCACCTGAAGCCTCGCCTGGATGACTTGGTCGTGGCCAGCGTGAGTGCCGAGGCGCTGGACAAGCACCTGATGTGGCCGTGCCAGGCCGAAGTGTCGCTGTCCTACCTGCGGCAGATGTTCGCGCTGCTGCTGACTGCCTTCCGCCAGGCCCTGCAGCTTGGGCTGATCGACCGTAACCCCATGGCCGGGATGCGCTTCAACGACTTCACCAAGGCCCGGATCCTGCCCAAGGCGGCCCGGCTGCGCGGTGTGCAGTTGCCCGAGCTGATGCAGCAGCTGGCCCAGGCCTTCGAGCAGGAGCCCGGAGACGCCATGCTGGCCCTGATGATGCTGGCCCACGGCACCCGGATCGGCGAGACCCGCATGGCGCGTTGGAGCGAGGTTTCCCTGGCCGCCGCCGAGTGGTTCATTCCGGCGGCGAACACCAAGACCCGCACCGAGCACCGCCTGCCACTGACCACCCAGGTGGCGGCGCTGCTGACCCGGTACCGGACGATCCAGCAGGCCCGGGGCTATGAGGGCGTCTACCTGTTCCCGAACCGGCGCGGGCTGCCGCTGAGCGAAACCCAGGCGAGCATGGTGTTCACCCGACTGGGGCAGGGCGAGTGGACCAGCCACGACCTGCGCAAGGTGTCCCGCACGACCTGGACCGACCTGGGCATCGACGGCCACATCGGCGAGATGCTGCTGAACCACACGCTGGGCAAGATCGCCAGCACCTACATCCACACCCAGGCCATGCAGCAGCGCCGGGCAGCCCTGGAGAAGTGGCACGCCTGGTTAGACGGCATCGGCTTTGGTGCCATTCACGGCCTTACCAGGGCCTTATCCGAAATTTCACAGAATTCAGGCGAGCCAGCGGCACACAAGGCCTCCAGCCACCTTGCCGAATTTGTAATTAGCGAGGATTCGAAGTGACAAGGAAGAGCCATGGCCCTGCCTTCAAGAAGGTTGCGATCAAGTTGGCTCAGTGCCCTTTGTGCCGTGGGAGAGCGGTCACTCAGGGTGTGTTTCACGAACTGCCATGCGGCCACTGCCATGCCTCGGGCTTTGTGGCGGCTGCAACTGGTGAGGCCCTTGCCCTGGATGAACTGGTGACCCAGCTCAGCATGAGGCTCCAGGCAGCGCTGCGGCAGATCGAGCAGTTGAAGAACCCTCAGGCATCCGGGCCTGAGGCGACATATCAGGGAAGCAACCGGCGCGGCGCCGGCGGCACCAACCACACCGGCGATTGAGGGGGAAGGACATGAGCAACGTAGAAAGAACGGCCGAGGAACTGCTGGAGCACTGGGGGCGCTGGGTGGTGCTGGGCTCAGGCGTGTCTTGCTGCGCCTCGCGGGAAAACACCATTCTTGATCCGATGATCACGGACGACGACGCGTTGTTCATTGATCGTCTGGTTGGGCGCCTGCGCAAGCGCTACCCAGAATGCGGCCAGGTCATCATCAAGTACTACACGGCCCGCGACGCAGCGCTCAGGGATGTAGGCAAGAAGCTGGGCTTTGGCGAGGAGAAGACCCGGCAGCTGTGGAAGGCTGGTGTGGCGTGGATTGATGGTGCTCTCGATATTCGTCGCGAGGCGGCTTGACATCCCCGGTCCTCACCCGTATCTTTCGTGTTACTTTGCGGTAGGTGCGCGAGAGCAAACTCGCCATCACCAGCAGCCTCCTTAGAGCCTCGGCATTTGCCGGGGCTTTTTCGTTTTCGGCTCCACCACACCCATCGCCCCGAGCTGGGAGTGCTGTTGGGGCCGAACCTATTCCGCTCCCCAAAAGGGAGGAACAGAGATGCCGAACATGCCCGAGAAGGATCCTGGCCTGTGGGCCGCTGTGCTCGCATGGGTGCTGGCTCACCAGCCTCAGCTGTACACCGGTGGAATGGCTGCCGCCGTGGCTATGTGTCGTGTCATCTACGGCGGAGGCCGCGGTCGTAAGATCGCCCTCGAGGGCACGATCTGCGGCCTGATCGCCATCAGTCTGCTGCCAGTGCTGGAGTACTTCGCGCTTCCTCCCAACCTTTCTGTCTTCGCCGGTTGCCTGGTTGGATTCATTGGCGTGGAGAAGCTGCGTGAGTACTCCGACCGGTTCATGAGCAAGAAGGTGGAAGGCTGATGGCCAGGCTCAAGACGCTCGGCTCTCGCATCAAGGAGAGCGCTGGTAGTCGGGTCAAGATGGTGAGCCCTGGCAGCTGGCGGAGCGGAATGACCAGCTCCCAGCGCGGCTACGACTACCGATGGCAGAAGGCGCGAGAGCAGTACCTGCGCGATAACCCGCTGTGCGTCTACTGCGCTCGGCAAGGCCGAACAACTGCTGCCAACATTGTTGACCACATCGTTGCGCATCGCGGCGACCAGGATCTGTTCTGGAATCAGGCGAACTGGCAGTCGTTGTGCAAGCCCTGCCACGACTCGGTCAAGCAAGCCGAGGAGGCTGCTGGCCTGATGGGCTGACCGTCAGCGGAATGGCGCGCGGTCGCCTGAAGCACCATCGAGGCACGTCAGTGGCGTGCTGCTAGGGTGGGGGGAGGTCAAAATATAGCGATTCTCAACTAGCTAGACCGCCACCGACCCCACGTGCACATTTTTCTCCCCCCTCAAGGTTTTTGTTAATGGTGTTAACAGACAAACAGCGACAGTTTGTTGACGCTAAAGCCCGAGGTGCGTCCAACAAAGAAGCAGCGGAAGCCGCAGGCAGCAAGGCCTCGACCGCTGCTGCTGCAGGTTCGCGCTGGGCCAATGATCCGAAGATCGCAGCCGCCATTTTGGCTCGCAAAGCTGAGCTCAGTGTTAACCCTGAGCCGAAGAAACGAAGCAGAAAGCCGAAAGCTGAAGAAGCCACCGGCGAGCCAGTGGAGGTCAATGAGGCTGACGGTGAATTTCTCAGTTGCCTGCCTTCCACCCAGGACCCTCTGGAGTGGTTGCTGGCCCTGATGAATGAACCCCGGGCCAAGGTTTTCGACCGGCGTAACGCCGCGCAGACGGCAGTTCCCTATATCCACGGGAAAAAAGCCGAGGCCGGGAAGAAGGAACAGAAGGCGGAGGCCGCGAAAGTGGCTGGCAGGGGCAGGTACTCCCAGAGCAAGCCCCCCCTCACTGTCGTCAAGGGGTGATGCATGCTTTGGACAACGGCCTGCCCGGACTGGTGGCGGCGATTGGCTGCCGGCGAGTCGATCATTCCCGAGCCGCTGTTCCCGCAGGAAGCAGAGGAGAGCATTGAGGTATTCAAGGGGCTTCGCATTGTCGATGCCCCGGGCAGCCCAACCATTGAAAGTGCGTGCGCCCCTTGGGTGCTCGCTTTCGCAGGTGCGGTGTTCGGTAGCTACAACACCGAGACCGGGGAGCGCCTGATTCGGGAGTTCATGCTCTGCATCCCGAAGAAGAACAGCAAGTCGACGATCGCTGCCGCGATCATGTTGACGGCCCTGGTCCGAAATTGGCGGATGTCGGCCGAGTTCATCATCCTCGCGCCGACCAAAGAAATTGCCGACAACGCCTTCGTACCGGCCAAGGACATGGTCAACAACGATGATGAGCTGAAGGATCTGCTGCACGTTCAGCCACACCTCCGGTTGATCACCCATCGGGAAACAGGTGCCACGCTGAAGGTGGTGGCCGCCGACAGCGATGTGGTTGGCGGCAAGAAGGCAGTCGGCGTGTTGATCGACGAAGCCTGGCTGTTCGGCAAGAACCCCAAGGCTGCGGACATGATCCGCGAGGCCACCGGCGGGCTGCTGTCTCGCCCGGAAGGTTTCATTATCTGGCTGACCACGCAGTCGAACGAGCCGCCAGCCGGCGTGTTCCGCTCGAAGCTGAACTACGCGCGAGGCGTACGCGACGGCCGTATCAACGACAACCGCTTCCTCCCGGTCATCTACGAGTTCTCCAAGGAGATGATCGATAGCGGGGATGCACGTAAGCCCGAGAACTTCCACCTGGTCAACCCGAACATGGGCTACTCGGTGGACCGCCCAACGCTCGAGCGCCTGCACATGCAGGCGGAAATCGATGGCGAGGCGGAGATGCGTGGCTTCCTTGCCAAGCACCTCAACATCGAGATTGGCCTTGCGCTGATGTCCGACAGCTGGGTTGGGGCGGCGTACTGGGAGGCCCAGGCCAAGCCAGGGCTCACATTCGACAGGTTGCTCGAGCTATGTGATGTCATTGCGG